CTCCCTAAGCCTGGATCCTTTCCCAAGGACCGAGGTCTGGCCAACTATGGCAGAACGCCATAGCGTTGAGTTTCGGTTGTCCTCGCTGGCGGAGCGTCGAATATCCGCCAAGAGATAGGTCCGATGATAAGTCGGAGCCAACCGAGGTGTCAGTGTCACGGAGGTCGAGTAGGTATAGAAGCGTATTAAGGCCGCCATACCAACCTTCCCACCTCACCTTCACAGGCGAGGACGTGACTGTCGCGTAGAACCAACCTTCCCATCCATCCCGGGATTTGCGGGGCCTAACGAACGAGGACGCTGAGGCTTGGTCGAAGTTTTCGACGAGCCCGCAGTCGTCACCGTAACCGTCGGGAACGTAAATCCTAAGAGGTTTCGGAAGGCAGCTAACGACATAACGGTAAGTAGCGTGAAGCCGAGAATCACAAGACAGACCATGATTCCAGCGGCTAGCAACACGACGAATACCGTTAGCAAGAGCGTAATAATCTCGCGCATCTTGAAGCCCTTTCTTGAGAAAGTAGGGCCTGACATCCGTGCCGCACCAGTAGTCTTTACCGCAAGACTCCCTAAAGCAACCTGAAGTGAAGGTCTTCTTAAGGTTGCACTTAAAGCCAAAGAAAGAAAGGGCTCTAAGTAGGAGGTCCGACGTCGACTGACCACAGATGATGTCATCACCGAAAACGGCTATAGGCGAATAATCTTCGCATAGGGCCGCGCAGGCTCTTGTGATACCGTAGAAAATCACGGTTTCAAGAGGGAACGTGAAACCATTCCCCATAGAACTAAACTTTTCGTTCTCAAGGATGGTGCCGTCCGGCAGCTCAGTACGACGAGACCTAAGTAGGTCAAGCGCACGGAACCAGTCAGGCGGCAATAACTCCTTCACTACCTCATAAGAGATGGTGTCAGAAGCACTGCTTAAGTCGATGGTAACGCCTTTACCGCTAAGACTATAGAGGCGGGCAAGATCGCGGTTGCGATCCGCCTGAGAACTCAAGTCGATCCGTGCATTACGACGGAGTCGATCAGACATATGTCTACCAGCACCAAGCTGGAGATATATGTTGATGCTCGGCTCAATAGCGATGCAACGATCTGTTTTCGCGGTTTTGGGCACAAAACTCAACTTGTTGCCCGGTACAGTGACAGGCCCCGATAAAGGGGCGCTGCGACTGAAACCTGGATAGCAGCTAATCAGCTGAGTACCCAGGCCGGAAAGCTCCGTAGTAACGGAGTGTAGGCCAGTTAGTTTGTTATAAGCGGAAACCTTAGTGCCACCATGAGACATGGTCGCGCCTGGTCCAAGCTTGGCAAGCCTAACAGCTTCCTCGCAACTAAATTCACCAAGAAGGAGGTCGATAACGCGAACCGTGCTGTGAAGAACAGCATGAAATTCGCGCGTCAGGGACGAAAAGCCCTCACGACGCATCTTGACAAACCGTTGGTTAGTCAGCGCGCAATCAGCTTCCGCTTCTAAAAAAGAAGCGTAGGCCTTTGCGCGTGGATCTAACGAGGTACCTTTAAGAGGGTACTTTTTGAGGAAAGACACAGCCTGATAATCGAGAGCAAAAGAGCGCCCATCGAGATACAGGTCCGGGGAAACCTCAGATTCAAGGATTTCACGGAACATACCTTCCCGCGCCATGATTTCTAGCGCGAGAGACTTTGGTGTGTCAATGTCTGCCCATAAGCAGCGGGCAACCGCGAGGCACGTGCGATCACTATCGCCGCGCTTCCAGCTCTTGACGAGCTGATTCAACCGTGCGCGACGCGAGTCGTGCACAGAGGAGCCAATGCCCCCGGAGGGGGTAGCTTTGGTAGAGCTCATATTTCATCTCCAATGGAGTGTGAAAAAGAGGACTAGGGTGTGAAACCTAGACCAATCGTGCCACGAGGGGACCTGGCCAAACCGTCTTACGACGGCAGGACGAGGTCTTTCATCAGGCTCGCTTCCGAGGCGGAAACGGCCAGATACTTATGGAGCACGAAGAGCTCTTTTCGCTCGTCTGCCGTGAGGGAGACGGGCACCAGGTATTCGAGCGATGCGAAGGCCACATCCACTGCGCCCGAAACTCGGACGAAGGGGACAGTGATCTTTTGCGTCACGCGAATGCGACCGGTGGCGGGGTTCTTCGGCTGCACGAGCCCAAATTGGACCTTACGCGCAGCGCCGAAGCTTCCGGTACCGAGAGCAACAAACAGCGAGGACCCAGCCGCGTTATCTTCAACGCGAGTGAACACTCGGTCTGTGGACTCGTCGATTTCTTTCAGGGTGATTGTACCCATGAACATCCTTTAAAGAAGTTGGAAAACACTACCGCCCATTCCGTGCACGCTGCTTTATCAGAGCGAGCGAGGAGACACACCGGGCAAAACCTAGCGGATCTCGAGAAATTTGCGGAAGCGGCATCGGAATTTCGCCGGTACCGTGACCAGATCTGTTGTAGTTCCTTTCAACGAAGTGCTCGGATCCCAGGCCGGAAGGATCGGACTCATAGCGGTTGTGATGAGTCACGGTGACCTTCCACCTATTATCCGGGTTAACGCCTTCGGGTACTACTTCAAACCAGCAGTCGGTAGATTTCACCAGTAACGTACTAGACCAAAGGTCTGTTACGTCGACACCCATGAGAGCCCCGGCACCCTCCAGCCACTGACTGATATTGATAAACCAGTCGATAACGAAAGAGAACGGGACAATCTCCCAGATGACGAGAGCTGGTGACGTAAAACCAAGAGAGTCGGGGACGTCAGAGTGACGTTTCTCGACAACACAGCCAACCCGGCGCTGGACTGTATAAGTGGTTCTACGGCGCATATAGACACGATGGAAAGGCACTTGATACTCGTTCAAAGGGATATAATCCATAGGATCGAGGACCACGAGACTACCAGCTGTCTGTGCTCGTTTGCGCAAAACGACACGTTGGGAAAAGAGCATTGAGGCGGCAAATTCCGCAGCCGACTGTACATCTTGTACCAACGGACGCCATCCATACTGGCCTTCCAGCCAGCGATTGGCGGCGTCCTTGGAGGTGAATTTGCGAGGAACTTTAGCGTTCCTAGCATCACCACCAAGAGCACGAACCGCTTTTACGACGTTGCCACGCTTCAAATGCAGACCAGCAGCCGCGAATTTCTTCGCATTAGAGGTTAGCATCTGAGTCATTTTGCCGCTTTCCGCAAGGAAAACGGCAGCATTCCAGTGAATCCCCTTAACTTTCGCCCGAAGGCGAAGCCAAAGAGATTCGAAGTCCTTGGCGAGATAACCCAGATCAGGTTGAGGATCGACGTGTTTTGGTTCAAACCAATACGTGCGATTCTGAACAGAGTGGGTTATAGTGTTCTCGACAGTGACAGTCACATGGCAATAACGGCGACGAGAATAAATGTCGCTATACGGCTGTGTGCGTGGAATAGCAAATCGCTGAGGTGGCCATATACTGTAGTAGCCCCAGACGCGCGCGCGAGTAGTTCTGCGCACGGGCACGTAAGATAACGAATCCGAACCAGGCAAATTAGCCCAGTCACGGAGCGTCACATCGTAAGTCTGAGTCTTAGTAGGCATGGGCCTCCAGCAGGTTGTGAGCAAGACCTCGTTCAA